ATTAAGTGCCGGTAACCCCGGCACTTTTTCTTGACTTTTTACTGCCCGGTGTTATAATGTATTATAGAGCTACAATAGGACATCAGCATGGATATAAATGTTTACGGTACTAAGAATAAGAAGCTGATCAGAGAGTTGTCTGAAGCAGCAGAATTCTATGCAAACATTTTGCTTGACCCTAGAATGGCTAGATGTGTTGAATTAGATATTGAAATTGAAAAATCGTTAGAAGTTGAGGGCATGATGATCAGTGATGATGATAAAAAGAATCCTCGATTTTTTACTATTCAGCTTAGAAACAATAAAAACGATGACGACATTTTTAAGACATTGGCACATGAAATGGTGCATCTAAAACAATACGCTAAGAATCAGCTTTATAAAAAGTTTGTTCCTGCGAAGAATAAAAAGGGCGAGACACTACAAACTTCGTGGGAAGGAAATATTTGGAAACCTAAGCGCGGTGAACATAAGTACTTTGACAGTCCGTGGGAAATAGAAGCCTACGGTCGCGAAGTAGGTATGTTCCAGCGTTGGTTAGAATATAAGAATTATGTCGGTTGACACGGTAGTAGAAAAAGTACATAGACTATTATTAGATAATTTGCCCGTTAGGACTACTCGCACTCCTAGCGGCTGGATGACGTTTGACTGCCCAATGTGCAATGACAAACGCAAACGAGCCGGTATCATAACCAGCGGCGCAAAAATTTCCTATAATTGTTTTAACTGTAAATATACAACTGGTTGGAGCCCAACACCTGGATTAGGCAAGCGTTATAGAGATTTAGCAACTCGTATGGGTGCAGATCAAAAACAGATTCATAATGTACAGATGGAACTGTTAAAACACAGTGACGAGCTTGAAAATGAAGAAATCGAAAACTATGTTTACAGTCTGAATAAGTTTGAAGTAGTTGACTTACCAGAAGATGCTGTAATGCTTGAAGATCTTCCTGATAGTCATGAAGTTAAACAGTATGCTATAGCCCGAGGCATATATGGTTTATATCCACTACTTTGGTTCGATAACGATCCATTATACACTAAACGATTAGTAGTACCATTTACATATAATGGGGAACTAGTAGGATGGACTGCTAGACATATTGCACCACCAGATAAAAAAACACCCAAGTATCTACACAAAATGCCCAGTGGCTATGTGTTTAATGTTGATAGATTTGTTGATACAAAGAGAGAATTGGTTATAGTAGTTGAGGGTGTATTTGATGCTATCTTAGTAGATGGTGTTGCTGTATTGGGTAACCATATAACCGCAGAACAGGCACATTTAATTAGTAAACTAGGTAATAGAATTATTCTTTGCCCCGATAGAGATGAACCTGGTAAAGAATTAATTGACGAAGCATTGGCACTGGGTTGGGAAGTTAGCTTTCCGCCTTGGGAAGATAGTATCAAAGATGCTACTGATGCAGCAAACAAATATGGTCGATTACTCACCGTAGCTAGCATTATTAAACATGCAACAGACAACAAAATTAAAGCACAAGTTAAAGCAAAGATGTTATGAGAAATAAATTATATACTAACGGCTGTAGTTTTACTTACGGGCATGTACCTGATGAAGATGCCCATAACACGGAAATTTTGCTAGCCTATCAGTCCCAGCCCTGTAGCTGGACATGGGCCGGACATCTTGGAAATCATTTTGCTGAGTTTGTTAATGAGTCTTGGGGCGGCGGCAGCAATCTACGAATGCTACGTCGTACATTTGAATTTTTCAACAATGTAGAAGATCCGTCTAATTGGGTGGCTGTTATACAGTTAACCGATCCGTATCGGTTTGAATATTATGACAATGTAATACAGCACAATGTAGGTGTAGTTCATGATTCGCCTCTTTTAGATGATAGTGCAACTCATTCAAAAACAGTTGATATTGACGACGTGACAAGGCGAGCTAAAACACCAATTGCATATAGAAATTTGTTTTTAAATTACGATCTTTTAGCAGTTGAGTTATTTGAAAAATTACTCTCGCTCACGGCATTCTTAGAAAAGAAAAATGTTGAATATTTTATTACATGCATGAGTCAAAAGTGTTCTCCGGAAATTATTGCTAACGATTGTTCTAATCCTCGGGCTAAGGAAATTTTTAAACTTATGAATCATGATAGGCTAGCTACACTTAAACCTATCAGTCACGTATTACTAGATGAAAAAGATATTGAATCGCCAACAGATCGACATCCAAGTAAGCAAGGACATAAAAAGATTTACAGATACATATATAACTATTTACAGGCCAAGGGTGTAATGCAATGAGTGAAATAAAAGAATATACAGATGATGTACAGGAACTTTTTGTAAAGTTTCTAATTAGTGATGCTGACTTATTTGCTCGTTGTCAGAATATTATCAAGCCAGAGTTTTTTAATCGTAAGTTTAAAACCACAGTTGAACTACTAAAGAATCACAGCGAAAAATATAACAGTATTCCTACACTGGAACAGATTAATGCTATTGGTGGTTTAGATTTAGAAGTAATACAAAATGTAACGCCAGATCATCAAAATTGGTTTATGGATGAGTTTGAAACTTTCTGTAGACATAAAGCATTAGAAAAAGCAATCATTGAAAGCACAGACTTGCTTGAAAAGCAAAACTATGGCGAAGTAGAAAATAAGATCAAAGCAGCAGTACAAACTGGGCTCGTAAAGGATTTGGGCTTAGACTATTTTGAAAATCCCAAGGAGAGACTTGAATGGATCAAGAAACAAGCTGGCGCAATCAGCACAGGCTGGAAAGGGATCGATCAGAAGCTTTATGGTGGATTGAACAGAGGCGAAATAACCGTATTCGCTGGAGGCTCAGGAGCAGGCAAAAGTTTGTTCCTACAAAACTTTGGTGTCAATTGGAGTCTAGCAGGACTTAATGTTGTTTACATCAGTCTAGAACTTAGCGAGCAACTTATCAGTATGCGGCTAGACAGTATGGTAAGTGGTCATGCTGCTCGTGAAATCATGCGTAATATTGAAGATGTTGATCTTAAGGTTCGCATGAAAGGTAAAGGCGCCGGTAAGTTTCGCGTAAAGCAGATGCCTAGCGGTATTAATGCTAACGACATTCGTGCATTCTTGCGTGAATATGAAATCCAAAGTGGAATCAAGGTAGATGCACTACTAGTAGATTATTTAGATTTGATGATGCCCATCGCAGCTAAAATTAGTGCAGAGAACTTGTTCGTTAAGGACAAATATGTGTCAGAAGAATTGCGTAACCTAGCAGTAGAACGCAACTTACTACTAGTAACAGCATCGCAGTTAAATCGTGCAGCAGTAGAAGAAATTGAGTTTGATCATAGTCATATTGCTGGCGGTATTAGTAAAATTAACACATCTGATAATGTTATTGGTATCTTTACAAGTAATGCTATGCGTGAGCGTGGTCGCTATCAAATTCAGTTTATGAAAACACGCTCTAGTAGTGGTGTAGGCAGTAAAGTAGACTTAAAGTTCAATCCAGATACACTACGTATTGAAGATTTAGAAGAAGGTGAAGAGGATGCTAGTACTGTTACAACTAAGGGACTAGTTGAGCAGTTAAAGCGTAGTGGTGCTATTAAGGCTGAAGAACCACAAGCACAAGAAACAGTCAATTCCAGCCTTGCGTTAATGGACTTCATTAAAGGTAAGAAGTGATAAATATACTTAATACTAAAACTTGGAGACCGTTGTGAGACGCAGTCGAAGTATTCTAGAAGAACTTAATCAGATTTCAATTGACAGAGACCGTAACCATGTAGTGGAAAACCGTGGTGAACATGTTATTCGAAGTGCGATTAATCTTCTAGAGCAAATTGACAGATATTATGACGATGAAACTGCTAAAGATCTAACCAATAGATTAATTAACAGTATTAAAGGTCGCGACAGCACAAAATTCTCCAGGGGCATTAAGAAAATCATTCGAGAAAGCCAATCTGGAGAAGATGATGCGAATTCATGAAGTAGTTAATGTAGAGGAAGCACCTCTAGATATTTTTAAACGCGGTGCAGCCGCTGCCAAAGCATTTATGCAAAAGCCGCAAGCATCTGCCCCAGCAACTCCTGCTAACCAGGTTCAACCAGCTAGTCAGTTAAAGAACGGCACTAAGGATTCTGGATATACTTATAATGCCCAAACAAGAAAATGGGTACATCCAACAAAAGGCATAGCCAGAGGTATGTTAAATCGCCAGCTTATGAATAAGTATGGCGCTAATGACAGTGGCGAACCTCTACCACAGTCACTTGGACAAAAGATTAGTCAAAAGCTAGGCGGTCCATTTGCACAAGGTCTTGATCCAAAGGCAGGCATTGCTCAAAAGATTGGCGCTAAGATTGGTTCAGCATTAGGTCGTGGTGTTGCTGCATTAGTTCGCCCAAAAGACGCAGATGGTGACGGACAGCCCGATGCAGCAGATGCAGCACCAGAACAACCAGCAGCATCACAGCAACCAGCAGCACAAGCACCACAAGCGCCGGCTAATAGATTTAGTGGCGGCGGCGTTAAAGTTCCAGATGGCGCAGATAGTTTTGAAGTAACTAAAAATCAAATGCGTAATTTAAAAGTAGCCCCCGGTGCGAAACCTTTGCCAGCTAAAATGGTTGCCTCGCTTCAAGCTGATATGAAGAAGTTAGCAGCGGGCGACAAAGATAGTGGTGTATTTGCTGCTGATAAAATTTTAAAGTTTGCTCAAGCAGGATATGATGTAAGTAAGCTTCATCCTCAATGGTTAGCAACTGCTAAGGCAGGTGAGCGTTTCCTAACACAAGGCGCATACAACGAAATTACTAACATGTTAGAGAGCTTTGGATTAACATGGAACGATCTAGGCTTAGTTGTTCGTATTGATGAAAGTGATTCAGACTATGTATTCATCATGTCAAGAGAACTAGCAGATTTAAAAATTAAAGCAGGTATCTAAATGCGCTTTATTGAAATCACCCAACCGTTAGTAACTTCTATCATTAGCGAAAGCCTAGTAGCTGAGGCTGAAGGCAAGAACACTCACCTTGAGCACCTAGAAGATAACATCTTTAATAAAGGCTTTGCTGGCGCTAAGGAAGCCATTGACTATCTTTATAGTTTACATGAAATGCTAGAAGGTCACAGCAAGGGTGCAGTAAGCATGACCACTAAGTGGGATGGCGCACCTGCTATTGTTGCTGGCCGTGATCCTGCTACTGGCAAATTCTTTGTTGGCACTAAGGGTGTATTTGCAAAGAATCCAAAGTTAAATTTCACAGTAGCTGACATTAAAGCCAACCATCCAGCAGAAGGTTTGCAGGAAAAATTAGTTGTAGCTTTAAAAAATCTCAGCAAGCTAAATTGGAATACAGTGGTCCAAGGTGACATGCTGTTTACTCGCAGTGATCTTAAAGAAGCTAATATCGACGGTGTAGAATATATCACATTCCAACCAAACACAATTGTTTATGCTGTACCAAAGGACAGCGATTTAGCTAGACAGATTATGAGCGCAGAAATGGGCATTGTGTGGCACACTGAATACCCAGGCGGTCCTACACTAGCTGATACTACAGCAACATTTGGTTTTGATAGCAGTCAACTAGGTAACACACCTAGCGTATGGCATCGAGATGCTCGCATTCAGGATCTTAGTGGCACAGTAACACTTACTGCTGCCGAAAGCAGTGACTTAATGAACGCTATCAGTGAAGCTGATCATTATCTAAAGAATATTCCTAGTTCAACATTTGCCTGGCTAGAAAAAGGCAATGAAGTTATTGGTCCTGATTTCATACAGCAACTTAAGGCACATGTCAATAACAATATTCGTGCTGGCGCATTTGATGCACCTGAAAAGTTTGCACAAGGATTTGTACAAAAGTACATGGACTTCATGAAGAAGAAGATTGACGGTTATAAAACAGCAGAAAAGCAAGCCGCTGCAACTGAACAACTAACTCAAGGTGTACAGTTTATTAGACAGCATGTACCTGAGATTGTGGCTGTTTATGATTTATACTTAAAGATCATTGAAGCAAAAGTCAAACTAATTCGTAAGCTAGAGCAGATTCGTCAGATTCCTACTTTTAAACAAGAAGGTGATGCTTTTGTTGCTACCAATGAAGAAGGCTTCGTTGCTGTTGACCGTATTGGTAACGCACTCAAACTAGTTGACCGTTTAGAGTTTAGTAGACTAAACTTTGGAAGTGGTAAGCCAGGGAGCAAGTAATGGACTTTCTGTTACTTGACAAGGTTTTAACCGAGTCTAGATTATACAGATACAGCAGAAACTTTGCCGAGATTGATGGCAAAGACGCTGCTAATCTTTTGTATCTAACTACTCTAGTTACATACATGCTTACACTAGATGACGAAACAGAAGATTATGCTTTAACCTATGCCAAGAAAACCGTACAATACGGTGGCTACTCATTGTTCAGAACTCACGCTACAGATTTATATCTACTAGCACATGCTGTTTCTAATCCTCAAAACAAACAAGTAAGTTTAAAAAATTCCAGCAGTAAAGACTATCTAGAAAAATTAAAGTTTCAACCTAAAATGCATTGGCGTTTTATCATGGACATGTCTAATGGATTTGTTACCAGCGATGATGCATACACTAATTTGTATAGATTTGAAGCACAATTAAAAATCGTTGACAGTCGCTATAAGCGTTGGAGACGACTAATACTGGACTGGCGTAACTTAAAAAATATACAAAAGCAGTTAGTAGTTGCTCAGGTCACACAAGAGTTTAGAAAAATTGGTCGAGGATCTGAATTACTAGTACCATTAACTGATATGTTAAAGGACCGTAATTATGTAAACTCTGATATTGCTGCTCCGCCTGTAGATGTGTCTAAGGATGCAATGGCCGCAGCAGCTACAGCAGCACTAGCTAACAAACTTTCAACGCCATTAGGCGGCCAAAACTTGGGCACAGGTATTGGTGCATTAGCTGCTTACTGGGCTAGTAGACGCACCTAATTTAATTTAAACTTTCTTTATTTGATAAATAAAGTTATACAAGCACGAAAGTGTGTATAATATTTTAGGAGAATAACGATGGCTCAGACAAGAGTAAACGGCGCAGTTGCAGAAGGTCAGTTTCTAACTGGCGCACTAACATGGTTTAAGATTGACGAAGTAGACGGTTCAGCAAACATTGCTAACTTTGGTTTCACAGCTGGTTCAGCAGATCCAGGTGAGAAGGTACTAAATGCTTTCGCAACAGTTGCTAACCCAGTAGTAGTTGAGAGCGGCAACGCTCGTATTATGTATGTAGCTACAGAAGTACCAGGCATTACAGCATCTTCACTACAGACAGCAATTCGCGCTGCTGGTGGTCTTTCTAACTTAACAGTTGTAGCTGGTTCAGTTACAGTAGTATAATAATTCCTTAGGACCAAGGAATGGAAAAGCCCTCGCTAGTCGAGGGCTTTTTTTTGGTTTAATTTTTAACCTACTCAAAAACCTAGATGTGATAAATATAAAATATTGGAGATACATACATGAGTTACACATCACGATCTGGTGCAATGGGTAGTGCTGAAGTTGTTACAGGTAACATTGAATTCTACACATTGTTTACTACACTAGACATTACAAGAACAGGCGATTATAGCGATAATAGCCAAAAGGATTTTGAAAGTGTTGTGCAGGTTATTGGTCTAAGAGCTATGCCTATTATGATGAACGAACCTGTTTATCTAAACGGCACCGGCAGTTTAGTACTTGAGAACTTTGGCGCACAAACACTAACAGGCGCAGGCTGGATTTTTAAGTTTGCGTTTGAGCGAGCAGAAGTGCATACTATACAGACATTGACAGACGAGTTACATGGTATTGTGTTGTTCGATGGTACAATAGATACTAAGAACACAGTTAATATGGAATTTAGCAAACAGGATCTACTATAATGTCTGAAATAGAAGCCAAGAAAGAGTCGAGACAAATGTATTTAGAAGGCGCACAATTGGAAGCACATATAATTGCTGACATGTTGCGTATTGAAAACATTACAACAGAGTTACGCGACTTTAAACAAGGCACCGAAAAGCGTCTAGATAAAATGGAAAACTGGATTATCGGTATCGTTGTGTTAACCACAACAACTCTACTTGGTGTAGTGACTGCATTACTAATTAAGGCTCTGGGGGCATAATGAAAATTAGTGAACTAAAGGGAGTAATGGGAGCCATTGAGTTTCATGATAGACTCAATCCTTCTCTTTGGGAAAACTATACGCTAAAGCCAGAAGTATCAGAAAGACTTTCAAAGATTGCAGATTTTTTTATTGATTTCTTAGATGTTGAAGATTTAAAAGTAGTAGACATTACTGTGTCAGGCAGTAATGCTGCATTTACTTATACACCAAAGAGCGACATTGATCTTCATATTGTAGTTGAAGTAGACAGTGACAAGCAAGCTCTTATGCGTAATTTTTTTGATGCTAAGAAAACTGTTTTCAACAGTCAGCACGAAATTGTTATTAAAAAACAACCTGTTGAGTTATATGTTCAGTTCAGTGATCAACCTCATGCCAGCGCCGGAATTTTTAGTATTATGCATCACAAATGGTTGTCAAAGCCAAAGAAAGTAGAAGCAAAGATCAACGATACTGATGTACAGTCAAAAGCTAAGAGTTATGTAAACTCCATTACTCACGCTATTCGTAAGAAAGATATAGATGCCGTTAATAAAATTTGGGACAAAATCAAAGAAGACCGCAAAGAAGGTTTAAGTAAGCATGGTGAGTTTGGTACAGAGAATTTAGTTTTTAAAACTTTACGAAATGCAGGATTCTTAGAACTGTTAACTAAATTTAAGAAAATTTATGTAAGTCAACAATTGAGCCTGGAAAACGCAAATGAAATTTAAAGACATTAAAACCCTAGAACATTTTTTACTGGAATACGGCAAAGATGCTGGTCCACCTACACCGGTAGCAGGTCAGCAGTCGGGTTCAATTACAGCAAAAGGATCAGTTAGTCCTACATCATCGGGCACATCACCAAGTCCTTCCAATGCGTCATCTCCTTCTCCTAGTAAAAAATCCACACAAGCAACAAAGCCAGATGATGACGATGACGATGAATTAATGGTAATTCCGGCAACTAAGGCACCAATGGGTGCTGTAGTTACTAACAGGGATGGTGAAGACCAGGGTGTGGTTGTTTCTCCGGTAGGCAAGCAACCAAATGTTGACGCTGTTGTAATGCAAGATCCAAGAGGTGAGTATACCGTGGCAGATAAAAAAGATAAGTTAATTATTAGAAAACCAAAAAAACCAGGTGCTGGTGCAGCAGATAAAGCTGACAAACTCACTGTTGGCGATGTTGCTAAGGCTGCGAAAGCCGCAGCATCTAGTAGCTTTGCTCAAGGACAATCGCTAGGGCAAAAAGTTTTTAGTTCAGTAGAACACAATACTCGATTAAGCAAATTAAAGGAATTTGAAAATCTATCGCTAGAAGAACAATTGGAAATTCTGTCTACGGTTAAAAAGGAAAAACTTGACGAAGCATGGTCAAAGAAATATAAAGATTCAATCAATTGCTCTAACCCTAAGGGTTTTAGTCAAAAGGCTCACTGTGCTGGCAAAAAGAAAGCAAACGAAGAAGTTTCTGTTGATGATACAAGTAGTTCAAGTGTAAACGAAGATGATGTGTTTGGCAGACACCTGCTAAGACGTGGCAAGTATCGTGCTGCATTAAATGCTCTAGCAGATGTTTTAGCAAGAAAAGTAGAACCTCGAAATCACAGCGTTGAATACTATGCTGCTCGTATTGCAAAAAGTTACGAAGGTGTAGACGCTAAAGAGCTAGCAAAAATGTATAGCGATCTAGTTAATGAAACAGGAACGCTAGATGAAAATCTAAGAAAGTGGTTTAAAGACAAGTGGGTACGATTCGGCCCAGACGGTAAAATTCGCGGAGACTGTGCTAGAGGCGATGACAGTGAAGGTAAACCTAAGTGCTTACCACAAAGCAAAGCATATAGTCTAGGCAAAAAAGGTCGTGCAAGTGCTGCTCGCCGTAAGCGCAGAGAGGATCCAAATCCAGAACGCAAAGGTGCAGCAAAGAATGTTGCTACTAAGAAGGAAAGCGTAATAGAAGATACAAATATTCCTTTTAATGTTTGCCCAAGTTGCGGCGGCAGCATTGTTCATGAGTCACAGTTAAATGAAAAACAGGATGCTTGCTATCACAAAGTAAAGAGACGCTACAAAGTATGGCCCAGTGCTTATGCAAGTGGTGCTCTAGTTCAGTGTCGCAAGAAAGGCGCTAAGAACTGGGGCAATAAGAGTGAAAGTATTAATGAAAGTATATTAAAAGACGCAGTACCGGATAATAGTCCAGTCAAAGTCATAAACAAGTTACTAAGTCAACCGTTACTTGCCAACGACATTAAAGGTCAGATGGACGCATTTTTTGCTATTCCAGATCCAAGAATGATTAAAGATTTTAGACAAGTTCGAGCATCGCAGGGAGATAAAGCCTGTTTGCGACCTGTACTTCGCAAGTATGTTAAGGACATGCATCCATCTCTACAAAAGCAAATTAATTTACATGAAGCTAAGTTAAATGAGTACGGTAGTCTAGATGCCGCCAAGCAAGAAATTCTTCAGGCTGTTAACAGTATCGATACTGCACCACAAGATGCCGAAATCGCTAAAAAGAACGCAGATCTTTTAGATAAGATTTACACAATCTTAAATAAAAACAATGTAACAGATCGTATTAGTGCAGTATTGCCAGATGTACTTAAAGGTGAGTATGGTAAAGATTGGGTAGTAGACATTGCACAAGCTCTTTCAAATTCACCAATTACATATCAAGAGAAGGCAAAACTTGCCGATAACTTGGCTAATGATAAAGTTATTGATGCATCAATATTGATTAGTCCTGGTATCTATACTGTGGATCAGTTTACTTTCAATGATCCAGTTAATAGAAAAGTGTTAGATCATATGAAATCGTTTGGCGTTGGTAAGTTAATGAAAGGCCCGCTAGAACATGCACTTGCTATTCTAAGTAAAGAAATTAGCATCGCTGGCAAAGGTGACGTTACTGTTGCCGGTGAGCCAGTAGAAGTTAAAGCTGCTATTGGTGAGAAAAAAGGCAGCGGCGGCGGCCGCTTTGGCGAAACCGGTCGTTTGCCTAGCAGAGAACAAATGCTTAATATTATCAATAGTTTTGAACCAATGAAGCCTCTAATGGATCAAGCCCTAGCTACACAAAAATCATTGAACATTAGTGATTTTGTTAGCTTAGCCAATAATGCTAATCTAGATCCACAAACAAGATCAGCCTTAGGTAATAAAGTGTTTGGTACAATCTTTGGCGATGAAGCAAAACCTGTTATAGACGCATTTAACAAGCCAAATGCTAATCCGGATGAAGTACGCAAAGCATACATTGTAAGTAATTTCAATTGGTATAAAAACAGTGACATGGGTGGCGAATGGAAATATCTAGCAGCCATTAGCTTAGTTGACAATAGCATAGGTGTTGTAGGTAGTGGTGAAGATTTACTGCGAATCAGTGCCTATAAGAAAAATCCAGCTATTATTACTACAGATAAACCACAGGAAATGTTATACCAGTTTAATCCTAAAGCAATGTAAACTTATATGGCTGAAAAATTCTATATAGATGACATCGCTTACCACCCAACATT